CCAAGACCGTCGCCGACAATACTTCGTCCCAAAGTTCCGGACGCGTGAACGCGAATTCATCGACCACCATGTAGTCGAATGTATTTCCACGAATGTTGTCTGGTCGTTCACCTGAAAAGAATTCAATCGACGAACCGAACCCCGTGATTCTCAAATCGGATTTGTTGAATTCAAACAATCCCGACTTTGATACGGCGCGTTCAAGTTCAGCGAAGACCTTCTTTCCTTGTTTGTACACTGGCGTAACCCAAGCAATCGTGCAACCGCGGTCGTTGATTGCCCACCAAAGAAGTTGGTTGATTCCAAGCATTGTTTTGCCGAACTGGCGACCAATGTTCAAAGCGAAATACTTTTCACGTCCTTGGTTGATTGCTTGATGAATTTCAAGCTGGTGTTTGTGCGGTCGATACCCTTTAATCGTTGACATCGAAATCGAACCTTTCCACGTTTCTTGTTTCGACTTGTTGGCGGTCGTGCATTCCTAACTTGTTCTTTGCGTAGAAGATTCCCTTGCCTTCGTTCGCCACGATGTCACGCGCCAATGAATTAAACAAGTCGTCAATCCCTTTTATAGTGTCTGACAATGGATGTGTTTCGTCTTTCATTGCAACATACCAGTTGTCCCGTTTGTAGAAATCAAAGTGTTCCCGTCGAAGCCAGTGCAATAAGAAATAAGACACCGTCGGAATGTGTCGTTCTTTGACTTGCTTCACGCCTGAATTCGTTGCGATTTCCTTTGTCGAAGCGATACAATAGTCGCAATAATTGTAAGCCATTTGAAGCAATTCATCTTTGTCGATGTTGCGGTGTTTGTTTGCCATAAAAATAAGATTGTGCCAATATATTATGTTAACTTGTTCGAAACGCGTTCCAGTCCTTTGAATTTACTAAACGATGTCATTCCTTCACCGTCTTTGATGTCAACCAACAAAAGACCGTTTTGCTTCAGCGATGTGACGTGAACTTTTCCTTTCGCTTGTTTCACACGATTCCACGAAATCTTGTCAAGTCCGCGATCCCTTGCGACGTCGAAAAGATTCCATTTCATACATTCCAAGAATCGACGTGAATAAACTTTGCCAGCGCCACACGGTTCACCTTTCCGATTGTTCGTGTAGCCAGACCAGTAATGAAGCGCGCCGTCGTGTTGAAAGTAAATGTCTTTGAAACCAATCATGTCGAAGTCAGGAATGGTTCGTTCAACGTAATGAAGGAACGCTTCGTCAATGTAATCGTCTGAACCTAATAAGACAACCGCGTCGAAGTCGATTTGCTCAAGCGTTCGAATTGCCATGTTCCATTTGTACGAAAGCGGATTGTTTCGATATTTCGCCATGGCATAAATGTCTTGACCTTCAAGAAACGCGCCGTCTTCGTCGTTTGAATAAATATAAACCTTGTCGATGAACGGCATGCGTTCAATACATTCGGCGACCGTGTCGTGTCGTCCATGCATTGCGGTGACTGTTATTATTTTCATCTGTTATTGTTTCGTGTTATTCGCGCTGGATTCCCGACAAGGACGGTGTTCGGTTCAAGCGGTGTTTTCTTCGTGATGACCGCCGACATTCCGACCATACATTTTGAAGGAATCGTCACGCGCTGGTGAATCGTTGCGTTCATTCCGATGTTCGTTTGTTCGTGGATTTCAACGAACCCACCGATGACCGCGTGCGGTGAAATCGTGACATCCTTGTGAATGATTGCGTCGTGTCCGATGTGAACGGTCTTCATGATATAAGCGCCGTCGTCAATGATTGTCGGACGTTCCGATCCAGCGTCGATTGTTGCGTGACCATGAATCGTGACATTGTTGCCGATGACCACACCGAATCCATGACCGTCGTGTTTCTTTGATTCCGCTGGTGCGCCTATTATGCAATAAGCACCGATTGTCACATTGTGACCAATCGTGACGCCCGGATAAATTATTGCTGTTTCGTGGATGTCAACCATTCTTCAATGTCTTGTCGTGTTGTTTTTCTTGTTCCTTTGAATCCAAGTTCAAGCGCTTCACGGCGAAGTTCACCGAACGTCTTTTGTTTCGTTCCAACGAAGTGAAGCTTCGGCGGTTGTTCGTTCATGTGAAGTTCGTTGTTTTCTTGACGTACCGCTGGACGAATCTTGTCTTTGTTTTGGTTCAGCTTGTCCATTGCGATTCGAACACACGTTGCGCAAGCTTTGTTCAGTTTACCGCAACCAAGCGCTTTGTAATGGATTGCCAGTTCTTCTTTCAAGGTGTCATCAAGATTCGCATATCGATGTCGTCCGAAGTTTTCAAGCTGGATTCGAAGTGAATTACTTATATTCATATATCAAAATTAAGTCCGAAATAAGATAGGCAACGAACGCGAACGGTAACATTGACCAATCGGTGATAAGATAAATCGCCATCGCCGTCCAGAATGACAAGCATGATTGACAATTGAATGGTTTTGTATTCGGTAAATCAAAGGACATCAACGCCCGTGCGATCGCTACCGCAATAATCGTGTAGATCATTTTTGAATTGTTTTATTGTTTTATGAATCGTATCAAGTGAAATTCCAGTCAGTTCTTTGATGTCCCTGAATGTCATTCCACAAAGGTGCATTTTTGTTATTTCCTTGATGAATGGATCACCATGGTTTGAATGAAGATAAGCGTCAAGCATTTCGCTGAATTCGTTATTCGAAGGTGAATCATGTGAATCAATCACGTCGTTGATTGCTTCGCCGTCGCTTCGGTACAGTCGCCAGAATTCCGACCTTTGCCACGTCCATTGATTGTACGCGAAGCGAGCGAAAACAGCTGGAATGTCGGAAAGATGAAAGTCAAAGCGGTGCATGAGAATAAAAACATGACCAACCAAATCCGCATGAAGTTCGTGATTCGAAGTAATTTTCCGAGCGATTTGATAAGCTTCATCTTTCCAAAATTCCATGTGACTAAATTACAAAATAATTAAACCAAGCGACAAAAAATTCTTGTCCGACTGGTTTTCCCTTCATGAAACGATACAACATCGAGTAATTGACCTTCATGTCTTCGGACAAGTGTTTCATGTTGTAACGCTTATTCAGTTTCGAAGTTGTCATTGTTCTCATCCAGTCAACGACGTTCTTGTCGTTAGAAAGGTAAATCGTCATTGTTTTCAAGATCCATTGTTTTTTTAAGGTGTTCAACATTTGCGTTCGATGAAAGTGAAATCGACCAAGCTTCGACGGTGTTGAAATACTTCGTCACACCTTCAGGTGAATTCCATTGACGACCACGAAGATTGTAATTCACTTCGACAACATCGCCAGCGTTTAAGTTTGCGACAAGGTCACATTTGTCATTGACCACTTGAAAGGTCAAAAATTGTGGATAGTTTTCATCAAACGTTTTGATTGTGAAATCTTGTTTGCGAAATTTTTCCGATACCACCTGAAGCGGTGTGATTTGGACAACCGTCCCTTTTTCTTTGTTCATATTATTGTATTAAAGTTATTACTATTAAAGCGCCGACGACGTAACCGAACGCCAGCGAAAAAGCCATTTTGATTCGTTCATTCCATTCTTTGCTTTCAACCATGTAGCCAGCAAAAGCCAGTGTCAAGAATGGCGCGATGAAAGCGAAGACAATCATTCCGATCGTGTTCTTGTCCGCGACAAATCGAATGTAAAATGTCGAAGATATTTCCATAATGACCGCGGACGTGAAAATGATTGCGTATTTCATTTGTCCAGATTGATTTCATTTTCCCGAAGGATGTCGAAGAATTGTTCCCGGATTCGTTCAACCATGTTCGATTCGTCTTCGTTCAGTTCTTCGTATTTCCAAAGCTTGCGAAGTTCGGTGTTGATTTCAAACAACGCGTTCAACATCGCTTGACCTTTCATTGCACAATAGTATTCCGCGTCTTCGTCTGGTAAGTTGAATTCAAGTGTTGCTTTCATATTTTTGTTTATAGTATTTTTCTGCTGTTGAATATGGCTTATCTCTTAATAAAAATGATGTGTTATAAGCCTCAATTATCTGCTCTTTCTCCATTGCTTTGGCTTGTTGGATAGCTTGTCTTGCTGAAATGTCTCCATTAGTTATCTGCTCAACCAACCACTCTACTGCTGTTTGTTTCATAGTTCTTTTTTTAACTTTTCAATGTAAAGTGTAGCATCCATAAGTTCTTCCTGAAGGTGATTCAACCAACCAATCAAATCGATGTCAGTTCGGTCAAGTGTGTGTCCGTATTTTTCAACACCACGTTGTGAACGTTCATAATACTTCGACATGACCGCAAGCAACACGGTGTCTTCAATCTTCGATTCCATAATTCGCTTGAATATAGGATTCAATACATTCTCGTTCAATTCCTTGACCTTTGTGATAAAGCGATATTTCAATGATTTGTTCTTGTTCCATTTCAATCGCGGTGTCAAGAATTTTTGCCACCCACGGCATATGTTCAGCCATTGTTTTCAATGAAAGCTGTTCAATCAAGTAATTCGTTGCGGTTTGTTTCATGTTATTGTATATTATTAAATGTTTTGAATTCATCAATCGACACCGATTTCAAATCGAATTGACCTTCATTGCTGGTCACCGAAATCGTGTAATCATGACCAAGCTTGTTTAGATATTCAGTAATGAAAAACGCGGTGTCAAGTTCTTCGGAATGACATTCCAGAATGAAAAATTTCTTCATTTGTTATTCAATTTAGATATTCGTTCCAGATAGTATTCAGTCGCCAGTTGACAACGTTCAATCATTTGTTGTTCAAGTTCAAGGTCACGTTCAAACAACATCGAAGTGATTCGCTTCGCTGGATCAATGTGGTCAACCTTGTGAAGCAATCGGTCATCGTATTGTGTCAAGAATTCGTCCCACGTTGACACCATGCAATAAACAAGTTCAAATTCTGGTTTGTCGTAAAGATACATATAAGCACGACCTTGCCATTCGTAATCTTTAGAATCGATTTCTTCAGGCAATTCCGGGAACGTGTCAAGCGACCAGCTTGTTTTGATGTCAATGATTGATGACACGGTGACAATGTCACATTCACCAGTCATGAAGTCGTTTGTTTTTCGAACCGCGTTCTTGTGGAAATCTTCGAACCTAACCGCGTTCAAAAGCTGAATGGATTCAAGTTCTTGATTCGTTCCTTTGTCCAAGTACCGATTAATTATCGGTGATTCATAACCATAAAAATCTTGTTTCGCGATTTGATTAATGTAACTTTTCGCCGTTTGTGACAACAAGTCCGTTTTCGACCGGGACGTTGTCATGAGTTTACCAATTTGTGAAGCACGCCATTTCATAATTCTAATAAATAAAGTTTAACATTTGACCAGTAAATGAAGTCACGCGATTTGATGTCAACGTCCTTCATGAGTTCTTGGACCATAATCAACGCGCATGATTTCCTTGTCATGAATGTCTTCACCTTCGAATCGTATTCGATGAAGTCAAACAATTCAAACAAATACTTTGCGCGTTGTTCAGCGGTCATTTCTTTCATTTCAATTGATTGATTTGTTCAGGTGTCAATGAATAAGTCGCTTTTAATTTATCAACCGTGAACTTTCCGTCAGTGATTGCCTTCAAAGCGTTCTTGAATCGTTCTTCGTCAATGGTTGGTTTTTCATTCTTTGAATTCGTGAACGTTGTGATTGTTCCTTTCCCTGAAGCTTCGTTGCCGTCGTCGTCAATCGACTGAAGCGATAACAGCGATTGAAGCGTTCCACGACGAAAGTAGGTTATGCACGCCAGTGTTTTTTGTGGATCAACAATGTTAACCGGTATTTCCATGCACGATTCAATTGATTCACCTGAATCGATGTCAATGATTTGCGTGAACACAAGATTCGCTTTGACTGGTTGTAAAAGAATCAAGCCATTTTCAAGTAAAATAGGTTCGACCGTTTCAAGCAACGCGTTGATGTCCGCGTAAGTTTTCTTGAAATGTGGATTCGTTGCGTTCTTCGCTACCTTTCCGATGTGTTGCTTCGCTGAATGAAGCTTGTGAAACAATCCTTTCGGTGCTTCAGGTGTGACCGTGTCGGTCGTTTTTCTTGTTGTCGCCATAA